TGCTGCTGATAAATCATAAGAAGCCACAAAGCTCTTACTAGGGTCGTTCATTCTCTTAACCAGACGCTCCAAAGGAGCGTGCTGATTGAAGGTTCCGTCCGTCCCTAAGGCTCTGAGTCTTTTAAAGATCCACTTATGCAGTGGGTACAACAGTGCCTGAGTCAATGCATCTACCATAGCGAACACTCGAATTTTGCCCGGCTCTTCTTTGAACCCGAGCCGCCCGAAGGCCGTTACCGGCCCCCAGACGTTCTCAAGTGGATTTACTGAGGTTTTCTCGATACGTACGGTGCTCTCCGGTTCCCACGGCCCGTGATGGGCTCGTTGAGGGTCCCTCGCGAAGGGGTTCGCGTAAAAGGGATTTAGCCGAACGCACTGTGTGTACCGGTGAACCACCGGTTCTCTCCACTCTTGAATCCTCTTGATAAAGGGCCTTAGGCCCCATACCAATTCAAGTCCGTCAACCTCTTGTAGATAAAGCGAAAAAGCTTTCATTAGCTCCAAAGGAGCAAATAACGCCCAATTCACGATATCTAAGGGGATCGCAGCTACAGAGCTGAGGCCCCCCGAGTTAGGGGATTTCTTCCTTATTAACGGAATTGAATTAGGAGTCAGTTCTCGGTCCAACCGCATTTTCCACGGCAGTTGAGTTTCTTTGCTCAACTTAAGTAGGAAAACAGGTAACCATCTAGCCCACAGCTTTAAGAATCCGTTACCAGATAAATCTGGTCCTGGATTAGTAATTGTTGTGAGTTTTAACTTTCCGCGGAACTCAATGACCCGGTATAACCCGAGCATTGTGAGCCACAGTCGGATAACGGTTACGTCTCCGGATAATATCCGTTGACGGTCCCTTCGATCAATGATCCGAGGGAATCCCTTGCGTGTTCGAGCAACGTTCATCCCTATTTTCAACGGCGCCGTTCCTGTCATTCCTCCTAAGCTCTGCTGAAGCAGAACGAAGGAAGTCTTCAAGTACAAGGCAAGTCCCTTTGATCCTAGGTAACGGTGCAGACTGACGCATCTTCTCGCAAATCCCCAAGTGATTTTCACTCGCGAAACAGACAGGTCTCCCACTACTAGAACCACCGCTCTGAGGAGCAGTGGGGCTAGTTGTTTTCCTCTTTTTAAGGAGGAAGACCAATTTAAAGCGTGAGGTACCATGCGAGCATATAATGTTCGTATGTTATTCATTTATTTAATTATTAATAATTATTTAAATCCCTCTACCGAGGGACGCCCCAAACCTTCGTTTTC